CGGCTTGGGTACCGTCTCCGGGAAGTGAGGCGACTCCGGGCGATGAGTATACTTCCGGCGTCCGCTCCTCGCCTCCTGCGGCCACCGAGGAGACGATAATCGAGTCTCCTGGCGCCCTGTCCTTTTTTTTGTACGCGGATCCTGAGAGTTTCGATAGTGTCGCCATTAGTCCCATGGATACCTCGATGGCATAGTATTTTGATAGGTCTGAGGGAAAATAAGACGCAAGGTGGTTTTCCTGCCTTGGCCAGCGTCGAGCGTGCGCTTTACACCGGCGACGATAAAAGCCGTGTCGGTATAGATCATAAGCGGAGCGCTTTTTAGCATAATCGTCGTCCCTTTCGCCCACAAATTACCTGCCGCGTCGCGCCATCCGTCGCAGGATATCGAGCATCCTACCGCGTCGGCGAGCGCCTTGGCCCTGGATCTTTTGGCCGCGTTACTTGGATCGGTCGGGCTTTGATCGTCAAATTTCGCTACCTGTGGTCGGTAAATCGGCACGCCGGAGTCAGCCGCTTGCCCTACAATTTCCGGCTGTCCGAAGTCGGAGCCGACAATTTTATAATTTGAGAAACGCGCCGTACCGTCATAGTCAGCCTCGCCCCCGAGGTAAGGATACTGACCCGCGACGATGGCCGCGACAGGTTTGCCTTGTACGGGAGGATAGCCGATGATGAGGCGACCTGACGCATCAGACCATAAATGGAGGCCGAACCCGGCGCATAAATGCTGGAGGTATTCGCCTACTTTCGCGCCCATTTCGGACGATGCCGTCTCGATCGGGTTGGTATCGTTCGCCGCGTGAATGGTGAGTCCAAAGCGCCGCGTCAGTTTTTTGGCAATGGTCGAAAGCGCAAGCCCTGAGTATTCGTAGCCCTCATCGTCGATATCGCAGTCGACGATTTGTCCGGCGAGGCTTCTGCCTTGGATGCCGACCGTGCGCGACTGCGCGTTGTCTTTCGGGGATATTTTATCGATGCGGCCTTTTATGATCGGCTGCCCACCGATGAGGATGCGGCACATTTCGTATTTAAAAGGTTTGGCAATTTCGCCAAATGAGTTAGGTCCATCTACGGAAAACGCATCGACGATGGAGTCTATAGACTCATCCGTAGAGAGGCCTGTCCATCCCTCGTATTTTTTATTGCCGATTTCAAGCGTTACGTCATCAGACATAATATTTTATCTCCCGGCCAATCGGGATTAAAAATATCTCCGAGTCGGTGAGGTTATTTTGCTCTATAAATTCGCCCAATACGGTCTCAATTCCGCGATCTTTAATATCCGTCTCGCCGTAAATTTTATAGATGAGCGAAAGCGGTATGTATTCCCGATCCGTTACGATTGAGCGCTCAAGGCGAAGGTCAAAAGCGGCCGCGAGTAAATATGCCTGCGCTTTTTTGAGCATCACGGCGATGGAGGATACAATGTCCGAAGGCGCGATATAGCCGGATACCGAATCCTCACACTCGTCGATTACGGCGCGGACCGACTCGGCGCCCGAGGCTACCGCGAGCGCAGCGGCTACAGCGGCTTCGCGTGTCGTGATCGTCCCCGATATGGCGACGCGGGCGATGGACTGCGCAATAGCCGATGCCTGCATGACGCGCGTCGAGGCGGTAGGTTCGGTGTCGGGTGGATCTTGCTCCATGAGATTTTCGAGCGCATTTAACATGGCCGTAATGGTCGCCACGGCGGGAGACGCCACGCCTGCGACCTCCTGGTAAAGCGAGGAGATATCGGCGGACAGGTCTTCCGGGGTATCGATTAAATCATCAATTTTACGCTCAATTTTTGACAGTAAATTTGAGGCTACAGTACGCCTGACGTCATCGGTAGCGGCCAACGTCAAAACATAATCGGAGAAATATTCGAGGCTGGAAAGTACAGAATTTTTCGTTTTGGTTTTATCGGCGGCAGTTGCCATTTTTACTCCCCATATTGAGCCGCGTATCCGGCTTCCGTAGCCACTCCAACGGCGGCTATCGAGTCCTCGATGTCGGCACTATCGGCAGTCGCCACGACAGGAAAAGTATCCTCAGAAGCCCGGACAAAATCGATTGAGAAAACGGCACGGCGAGCGCCATCGACAAATTTTTCCACTTGGGAAAATGATAGCGGGATGACTTGCATATCTCCCCATCGAGGGTGGGAAAGCTGTGCGGGACCTTTTTCTCGCAGCGCGTTAAAAAATCTATCTGCCTGCTTATCGTAATCGGCACCTGAAATATAGACATCGACCGGGTATTTTTCTGCCGCAAGGCCTAGATCCTGAATCGACGGCAGGTCTTTATCGGGCGCTTCTGATACTGAAATTTTCCGCGTTCCATTGCGGGAAAGATCGTCGAATTGCAAAGTAAAAATAGTACCGTTCGGGGAGGTATATTTTAATATCCTGAGTCTGTCGGCATAGCTCATCGGTACCCTGCCTGAGCGCGTCCATATGCGCCGATATTTATATTGATGCCGGGAGCGCTCCCGGTCTGCTTTGTCGTCGATCCTGCGGGGAGTTGATTTAGATTAACATCTAACGTTGAGCGATTTTCGGTCATCGTCCTGCTCTCAATGGCGACCGTGTTCGGCGACATGGGTATGACGTTAGGCGACGGCGCTGAATAGTCGGTGCCAAGATCGGAAAATCCTGCGGTCTCGCCGCGAGGCTGTCGGGCAGTTGGGGCTTTTTTATTCTCTCCGGTGATAATTCCTATCGCCGATCCACCACGCATCGTGTTTTGCAGTTCGGTAATTTTCGATACCGCCGCATCAAGGCCGGAAGTGTCAAAGCCTAAAAGCCCACCTATTTTCGAGGCCGCCCATATTACGGATTTTATCAGCTCGCCAAAGGTGGTCAAAAGTGCGTCGGCTACCGTCATGCCGATCATTTTTACAAAATTGAAAGCGCCCTCTGCGCCTGATTTTATTCCGTCCCAAAGCCAAGCGAAAGTTATTCCGAGGCCCTTGACACCCGTCGATAAAGCGCTTTTTACTTTGTCCCAATTTTTTGCTAAAAGCACGATCCCGCCGATTGCCAGCGAAACTCCGATGACGATGAGGCGGAATGGATCGAGGCCCGCCGTGATAAGCAGAATAGCGTTATACGCTATCGCTGCACCTTGTACTATTTTATAAGCTCCAACGGCGGCGAGTACAGCCGGTATCAGCCCCGAGTTCCAAGCCTTGCCGACTATTTCTATGCCCTTGCCGATCTTGTCGAAATATGTATCAAGTTTTTGTCCGATTAAATCTTTATTAGCCGCGATCCACTCCGCGCCTTTTTGCAAAAGCGGGCCGATAGCCTCGACGATGCGGCCTAGGCCCTGATTTGCAAAGCCGCGAGCGAGGCCTTTGAGGCGATCGAGCGAGTCGCCAAATTCGTCGCCTGCTTTTATGGCTTTATCGTCGATGACGGCGCCATAAAGATTTGCCTCTTTTATCAGCGATCTAAAATTGTCTATGCCGCCGTCAGTCAATTTTATTAAATTCTGGCCAGATTTTCCAAATGCCGCTTGTGCGAGCGTTGCGCGCTTTTGAGCGTTGGTCTCTTTGTCGATGGCGCCCATCATGATCATAAAAGCTTCGTCGGTGTCTTTCGCGGCGCGAAGTTGCTTGCCGAGTGCGGGATTTGTTTTTGACAGCGTTGCATAAAGCGTCCCCTGCTTCATTTTCATTTCACCGAGGGAACGATTTAACAATTTAACGCCCTGCTCTAATTGTTCCTGCTCGACGCCCTGCATTTTAGAGGCGTAGGTCAATTCCTGATATGCTTTGGTTCCAAGGCCTAAAACTCGCGAGGTTTTTCCCACCTGGTCGGCGGTGTCGGCAAAAGTAGTTACGGCCTTCGCCATTGCGCCCGTAGTGATCGCGGCCGCTGCGGCTCCGATGAGGCTAGTAAATCGTGATACCCCCTGCCCCGCCCGTCCAAATTCGGCGAAGGAGGAGGTACCCATCTTTCCAATTTTCGATTGCATGGCCCCGAGTGGTTTTGTGACTTTATCGACCATCGAGAAGACAGTCTGCAATGTCAATTTAGGGGCCATTATATTTCCTTTTATTTTCCGAGGCCGAGGGCCTTCATTTGCATGGCGACAGCCTGACGCTCTTCTTTTATCATTTCGCTATGTCCATTATACCAAAATTTGATACGATGTAAAGGCATTTTTAAAAGGTCAGTCTCGGTAAATCCGAAGCGGGCGGCAATGGCATAGAGCCAATCCGCCGCTTCGTCTAGGCGAAAAAATCCAGTACGGCCACCGCCGCATAGAGGTCTCGAGAGCCAAGGCGCTCGATGACGCCAACGGGGATGCCGGTAATATTGGAGAGGAGCCTGATCTGCTGTTCTTGCTGTACGACGCCCTTCGTCGAATTGACGATATCGCGTCCAGTCGGTTCCGATATCTTGAGTTCCTCGATTATTTTTCCGTCTTTCTGCCCGATGGATTTAGCGAGGTGGAGCGTAAAAACTCCGTCGCCATAATCGAGGCGGCCATGCTGGACGGATCTAGAGAGGACATCCTTCGAGGCGAGCGGGAGCGTTATGTCAAGTTCCTCTTCCCATCCCGCTATGAGCGCGAGCGCAGGGTCTTCCTGTATTACGATTTTTGACATTTTACACCTGCTCGAATTTCTCGCCGCGAGCGGAGATGGTCGCCACGCCGTCAGCCGTCGATTTTTTGACCTCACCGATGAGTACAAGGCTACCCTGGTAGGTGACACCCGAGGGGAGCGTCATGGACACGGCCACAGGTTCGCCTGAGTCGGCGATGTCCTGGAGGGTTTTGAGGCCATCTACCGTATCGTCGATGGACAAGGCCAGGTTATCAAACCCGCCCAGGATTTTTTTCTGCGTGACATGGACGGTTCCGTTGCCGTTCGCGGCCGCTTCGTTGTTTTTCCCGCCCGGAAACACATCACATCCGGTATCGCCCTTGGGGTCGAATTCCGTGCCGCCGATGGTCACTTGGATGATGTCGCCTGATCTTACGCTTGCCATAGTTTTTCCTTTCCCGGCTTGGCCGGGGAGTATGCCGGACGGTTGCCCGCCCGGCTATATCCTTACGCTGTAATGTCCGTAGCCGCCGGGGTCTCGTCGGCCGATGCCGCCGGGGCTCCGAAAGTCCAGTTGTAGAGCACCGCCATGATGCGCAGGCCTGTAGACGGATAATCGGTGAGACTCACGTTGATGCGGCCGGGATTTGTGCTATCGATTTCGGCCACGATGGAATTGACGATCGAGTCTCGGTAACGGCTCCATGCCTCCGGGATCCAGAGCGTGTCCACGAGGTTGCGGATAAATGCCGTGACGCGGTTGGGGCTGATCGCATAGGCCTTTGCCGTTACGGAGTCGTCGTCGATCACGACAGCGCGATCAAAAGGCGAGCCTGAGAATAGATTATCAAGGCTGTACATTTTGGCCGCGATATTGATGATCGTCTCGGGATATCTCCAGGCGTCATCGTCGGCGCCGAGCGCGTTATCCTTGTACGTGGTCACAAGATCAAAAATCCTGACCGTCGAATCGATCTGAGGCTGTGTGGTCGAGAGCCCGGTAAGTTCGGCGGCGTTCTTTTCGGCATAGGTCCAAGGCGCTCCGGTTCCGGCTCTGATGCCGGGGAGGAGCAGCGTTTTCCAAGGCCTCGCGGGGTCGGCCTGCGCCGAATTCGCGCATATCCCGGCCGCAGCCGCAGCGATGGCAAGCGGCATATTCGGAGAGCCTTGCACGGGAATGATGGTCGTCGCGGGGGAGTTGCGGCCAGTGGCGAGGGCTACCGCGTCCGCGTAGACGCCGACATAGCCATAGAAGCAGACAAAGGGCCGTTTGACGCCAGGGTTGATGCGGGCCGTCCATGCCGCCTCGACGAGTCCGAGAGTAGCGGCATCCTGATAGGGATTGGCGATAAACGTGTACCACGTATCGCCGAGACCAGCCAGGGCCGCCGTGATATCGGGGTTAGCCGTGCCGCCCGACATGGCGGTAATCGTCAGCGCCGTGGTGCCTGGTGACTGCTCTACGTCGCCAGAGTTGAGGTTTTGCACGACGTTGATATTGTTGCCGGTGAGGCCTGCCCATTTCGCGGTCAGCGTGACGATGGCCGAGTCAGCGGCAGCGGTGACGGGGAGTTCCACCTTGGCATTGATCGCGGCCGCGATAGCCGTTGCGACAGCGCTGGCCACGGCGCCCGAAACGATGCTCACGGCGACGCGCATCCCGGCGATGTAAAGGGCGAGAGTTCCAGCGGTCGATGCCGTGCCTGATGCCGTGATCGTATCGGTCGCAGAGCCAGTACCGGCCGCGACAGGGAGCGCGTAGACAGGGACCGTCCCGGCTCCGGCGAAAGCGTGCATCGCCATGATGTGGAGCATGGACCCGTTGCCATAAATGCTCGCGGCCTCATCTGCTGAGGTGATAAGTCGCGTGACGTTCGGCGTCGGAGATTTTGCCGCCAGGAAATTTCCTATAAGAAGAATTTTCTGCGGAATGACAAGGCCCGACAGCCCCGCCCGCTTATTGTATTGCTCGACGAATACCGCCGAAGCGATGGCATTCGACGGGACCAGTGTAAATCCTACAGCCATGTATAACCTCCTGCCCTAGCTCGCCGGTGTGTATTCTTCGAGCCCTTCGACATGAGCGCCACCCGTGGGCGCGGGTTCCTCATTTTTTGACAAATTGATGATCCAGGACAATTCCACGAGCGGATCTCCTTCGACGTCGCGCGGTATCCAAATATACCCTACGGTAAACGATAGGCGCCCGCCGACGATGGTCTCCTCCGGGAAACCACCCTGGTCTTTAAACCTTGCCCATGAGGGCAGGGAAATGGGACCGACGATCCCCACCGCGTAGCCGAAATGTTTATCATTTAGATCATAAATCGCGTAGCGGATCTGCTCTTTGAGATACAGAAGCCTGGTCACGGCGTTTTTGTCTGACGTTTTAAGCCCATCTATCCCGCGAGCGTAGAGGTCGCAACAGATGGCTACCTGATCGTCCTGCGCGTTTTTCGTACTTCCCGATTTCGGACTCGAGTCATCCGCCCATACATTTACGAGCGGGCGACGTAGCCCTTGCCATGGATTGAGTTTGTCGCGCTCGACGTCGAACTCAATCGATTTGTCAAGTGCGATTTGCTCATCTCGGAACGCTAGGAGGCGCGTGACGATGCGGTCAATGAGAATGTCGTCAAATGGTCGCGGTATTATGTTACTCATTTTGCGGCACCGTCCTGATCGCCATCGTTACCCGCCCCAGCGTCCTATCTTTGAGAGCGGCCGAAATATACCCGACGACTTTTTCGCCATGGATATCTTCGGCTTCTACCTGCCAATTCTCCGTATCCAGCGCGTCGATGGTAACGCCAAGAGATACAAGCGTCGAAAGAGAGACCGTTACCGATGAGGAATTTCCGAAAATTTTGAGCCCGGTATTGGGATCAATCATCACGCCGATACGATTGTAGAAGCCCTTGACCTCGTGCCTCGTCGTATCGGGTGCGATCAATACAATATCGGACGCAAAATCATCGTTATCCTCGATGATATCGGTCGAGTCCTGCGCCGCCGTATCCCTCAAGCTCATTTAATACCTCTGCGCTGTACGCCGCCCGCTTTTGGTTTCGAGACCCCTGCGCCAAGCAAAACTTCCGGCTTTTTATCCAGCGAAGTTTTAGCCTCCGACAGCTCAGGAGGCGCACCGGGAACGGCAAGGATTTCCACCTCGCCGCGCCCGGCCAGAATATTGGCTATCTCGGGTTTGTATTCGGTCTCGAATCCGTCAGGATATCGAACGCGAATTCTTCCCATTAGTTCACCACCTTTACGGCCATCTGGTAGAAACCGTAACCGGCATTGCCCCTCATCTCGGCGGAGTAGATCAGCTTGCGATTGCGCTTGACCTGGGTATCGTCGAGGACGAGCGTGGTCTCTTTTCGGTCCTGGAAGATAAAGGGCTTGAGCGGCCAGCCGGAGGCGAGACCATACCAGTCGTTGGCGTCGGTCGCCTTGGGCAGAACGATGACGCGCTTGATCCACTTATTGATCGGATTCGCCACGTTGTCGCCAGCGACGCCCATCGTCGAAGTTACAGCCTCATAGGCCAGGCCCTCAAGCTCGGGCGGGACAACGATGGTATCCATCATTAGGCCCATGACGCGACCAACGTCGGATGTATATTTCATCATTGTTGCGCGGGCGCTGTAGACATCGGCCTTAAACTGCGCGAGCGTGGTTCCGGTTCCGGCGAGAAGGTTGTCATTCGTTGCGCGGTTCGAGAAGAACGCGGCGCCATCATAAGCGAGGCCGGTCGTACCGTT